TTACATGAACAGTCGTTATGCTGCCACAGACCAAGGTCCTGGTCGTCCCGACTTTGAAAAGATTGCACACGCATTTGACTTTGATTATGCCGCAGTGTCTGCCTTGGATGACATCACCGAGGACCTACTGCGTCCTGGTCGTAGAATCATTGAGATTGACATTGATCCCGGTACCTTGATTGAACCCAAGTTAGAAATGGGTCGTGCCATCAATGATCAATTTCCCTATGTGAGTGACGAAGAATTTGCTGAAGGCAATCAGTTTGTGGCCTACGAGAGGCGCCGTTGAACATCTTGATCACCGGTGCCGGTGGTTTTCTTGGCCAGTACCTCACACACAACCTGGATCAAGACTACACTGTGGATGCCAGAAATCGTGCAGGCCTTGATGTCACCGATGCCACGGCAGTGAGACAAACCCTGCAGTCACAGTGGTACGATGCTGTGATACACTGTGCCGCCGAAGGGCGTAACGATGCTCGAGCGGAGAATCCCACCATAGTGGCACACAATCTCTTGGGCTTTGGCAACTTGCTGGCCAATAGAGAGCTGTTTGGTCAGCTGATCAACATTGGCACTGGTGCTGAATTTGATCTTGATCAAGACATCTATCGTGTGGCAGAACAGGCGATATGGACACGCAGTCCGCGTCACAGTTATGGACTCAGCAAGAACTGCATTGCCAGACTGATCGACGGTCACTATGACTTTTACAACCTAAGAATATTCGGTTGCTTTGACGCTTCAGAAGATGATCGCAGGCCACTCAAACGCCTGCAGAGCCTGGCTCTACAAGGTGAACCTTTTGTGATTGCAGAAGACCGCGAATTTGACATGATCAGTGCTGCAGACTTTGCTGTTGTGGTCAGGGCTGGATTGGAAAACCGTTTAGACTACAATGACATCAATGTGGTGTATGCTCAAAAACATAGACTCAGCGACATTTTGAAGTTATACTGTAGCACACATGACATTGATCCAGGCATGGTGCAGGTCACTGGCACTGCCAAGTCAAACTACAGCGGTGATGGATCACGATTGGCCTATAATGACATAGCATTACAAGGTCTCAAAAACTCTATCAAAAACTACGGAATATCTCAATGAAACAAACCTTTGTAACCTGGCAGGATGTTGAACATTTGACTCACGCCATTATTCATCAAACACGCATGACGGAATGGCAGCCAGACTATGTGGTGGGTATCACACGCGGTGGGTTACTACCAGCTAATTTGCTGAGCCAGTATTTTGGTGTGCCCATGCACACCTTACAGGTACAACTGCGTGATGGTGGTGAATCCGAAAGCAATCTCTGGATGGCCGAAGATGCTTTTGGCTATAACATGGATCAACCTCGACGCATACTGATTGTGGATGACATCAATGACACTGGTGCTACCTTGAATTGGATTCGCGAGGACTGGCGTGCAGGTTGCTTGCCCGATGATGCCCGATGGGACAGTGTTTGGGGCTACAATGTGCGTGTGGCCTGCTTGTATGAGAATTCGGCCAGCCATACCAGTGTGCCTGTGACCTACAGTGGTGTGACCATTAACAAACTGGATGACCCACAATGGATTGTGTTTCCTTGGGAAGAATGGTGGTTGCGTTAAACCACACTGTGTGTTATAATTGCGTATGAAAATCATAGGCCTAAGTATAATCACAGTGCTGTTATCTGGTTGTGCCACTGCTGTGGCAGTAGCCGATGGAGTGGGCACAGTGGCAGTTTATACAGTGAAAACCACAGTAAATATCATTGACACTGTGACTCCGGACATAATCAACAGGGATCGTAAATGAGCAAACTCAAAGTAGCAGAGATGTTTTACAGCATCCAGGGCGAAGGTCGCTACATGGGTGTTCCTTCAGTGTTCCTACGCACATTTGGCTGTAACTTCAAGTGTGAAGGTTTTGGTATGCCGCGAGGTCAAGCCAGTACCGAGCGTGATGCAGTGGCCGAGAAAATCAACTTGTACAAAAACTATGAAGACCTGCCACTTGTAAGCACAGGCTGTGACAGCTATGCATCATGGGATCCACGCTTCAAGGATTTAAGTCCCTTGTTGGAGACTGATGCCATTGTAGAGTACATTATGACGATCTTGCCCTATGGTGAGTGGCGCAGAGAACACTTGGTGATCACAGGTGGCGAGCCTTTGTTGGGTTGGCAACGCGCCTATCCCGAATTGCTGGAACACCCAGACATGAAGAGACTACGAGAGATCACATTTGAGACCAATGGTACTCAAAAGTTATCCACAGAGTTCAAAGATTACTTGTCGCAGTGGAGCGTGACCAACTATCAACTGGGCAGAGAAATCACATTCAGTGTGAGTGCCAAGCTACCAGGCTCGGGCGAATCATGGGAGGAAGCCATTCAACCTAAGATTGTGTGCGAGTATGAACAAGTGGGCACCGCGTATCTCAAATTTGTGGTTGCCACAGATGAGGACATTGTGGATGCCAAGAATGCCATCAATGAATATCGTGCAGCAGGATTCACTGGCGAAGTATACTTAATGCCTGTGGGTGGTGTGGAAAGTGTGTATGCATTGAATAATCGGCGTGTGGCCGAAGAAGCCATGCGACACGGACTTAGATACAGTGACCGACTACAGGTACCACTGTTTAAAAATGCCTGGGGTACATAATGGGTATGTTTGATATATTTCGCAAGAAAAAGCGAGCACCAGCTGAACCTCGTGCTGAAAAGAAGCCCGAGAAAACAGCCAAGGAAAAGGCCACCGAAGCCGGTGAGCCTTACATTGCCATTGTGAGCATGGAGATCGATCCAGAAAACCTGCACCAAGGTGCGTTTGAACTGGACTGGAACGACAAGTTCATTGCCAACCTAGTGCGCGCCGGTTATCGCATGGATGCCAAAGATGCTGACTCAGACATTGTGGATCGTTGGTTTCAAAATGTGTGCCGCCATGTTGTGATGGAAACTTGGGAACAAGAGCAGGCCATTAATCCCACACGCTATCACAAAGTCAAGGACATTGGTGACGGCCGTAAAGAGGTTTCGTGATACTGTATGTAAATGGTGACAGTCATACCGCAGCAGCAGAGGCTGTTAATCCATGTGCTTTTGCCAATGATGACAGCAGATACCTTGCTCTAGGTCGTGGACCACATCCACGAAACCTTGCGGTAAGTTGGTGCACTTTGTTGGCCCGTGAACTCCGAGCTACCTTGGTATGCGATGCAGAAAGTGCCAGTTCAAACACCAGAATCATGCGTACCACACGCAATTGGCTCAACAATGCGGCCAACCTGCAGGATCTCTTGGTCATAATACAGTGGAGCACCTGGGAACGAGAAGAGTGGTTGATTGATGGCACCTACTATCAAGTCACTGCATCGGGCACCGATACTGTACCAAAAAGTCATGAAAAGCAATACCGTAACTGGATCCTCGACATGAATTGGTACCAAAAGACACTAGAAGTACATGAAGAAATTTGGCAATTTCATCAGGAGTTGCAGGGTCTAAAGATAAAACACATATTTTTTAATGGTAACACTGATTTCAGTATGATTAAGGAACAAAAAGACTGGGGTTTGAACTACATACAGCCTTATGAGTTAGAAGGCACATTTGATACCAGATTGCGAGCTTTTGGGCAGCAACCTTTGCAACCATATGGGTGGCATTTTGGACCCGAAGGCCATAGACTTTGGCAACGTTTTATGCTACACTACATTACTTCCAACTCTTTGGTATAAAACCATGCGTTATATTTTGATTGATACAGCCAATATGTTTTTTAGGGCTAGGCACAGTGCCCACCGTGCTAGTGACACATGGACCAAGTTAGGCTTTGCCATACATGTGACCATTGCTGCCATCAACAAGGTAGCACGCCGCTTTGAACCTGACCATGTGATCTTTGCCTTGGAAGGTCGTAGCTGGCGCAAAGACTTCTACGAGCCCTACAAGAAAAATCGTGCTGTGGCACATGCTGCACTCACAGAACAAGAAAAAGAAGAAGATGCCATGTTTTGGGAAACCTACGACAATCTTACTCAGTACCTGTTGAACAAAACCAACTGCAGTGTAATTCGTCATCCCACTGCTGAGGCAGATGACATCATTGCTCGCTGGATTGCTCAACACCCCACAGATCATCATACCATTATTTCCAGTGACACAGACTTTGTGCAACTGCTGGCAGACAATGTGGATCAATACAATGGCATCACTGACGAACTGATTACTATCAAAGGCATCTTTGATGCCAAAGGTCAGCGTGTCAAAGACAAGAAGACCAAGGAAGATAAAACTATTCCCGATCCTGCTTGGTTGTTGTTTGAAAAGTGTATGCGTGGTGATGTCAGTGACAATGTGTTCTCAGCATTTCCGGGTGTGCGTACCAAGGGCACTAAAAACAAAGTGGGATTGCTAGAAGCATATGAAGATCGTGAGCGTCAAGGTTTCAACTGGAACAATCTCATGCTGCAACGCTGGACTGATCACAATGGCATTGAGCATCGTGTGTTGGATGACTATGAACGCAATCGCACACTAATTGATCTCACACAACAACCTGAGGATATCAAGGCCGCAGTGGATGGTGCCATTCAAGAACAAATCAGTCATAGAGATGTGGGCCAGGTGGGTGTGCATTTTCTTAAATTCTGTGGCAAGTATGAACTTAACAAACTCAGCGAGAATGCTGATCAAATCAGCCGCTGGATGAATCAAACCTATCAAGGAGTACTAAATGATAATCGCTAAACCAGTACGCGACAAAGAGTTCTGGATCTTACAACAGGACGACCGCAAGGTAGGTAATGTGGAAGCCATCAACGGTGGCTTTGTGGTCATGCTCAACAATACTGTTCAAGAATATAAGACCATGCAAATGGTTCGTCAGCGCATGGACATTCAGTTTGAACCCATGACGCCACGACAGCCTCGATCAAAGACTGTGAATGATGTTCATGGCTTCCCCACCGCCAGTCGTGTGCACAATGCTATCTGGGATGTGCAAAAGAAACTACCACTGTTCACCAAGACAGCCAAGAGCAAGTCGTGGTTTGCTGCTGGTTGGTATAGAGTACAAAAGAATCGAGTGTGGCGTGTGGTGCAGGATCCCAAGTTGATTACCTTGCAACGCTACAAGTATCATGGTCCATTCATGACCGAAGCCGAATCCCAATGAGCTTACACATCACAAGATTTGTAGATCGCTTGCGTGGCTTTGAAGCTCGCGGCCAACGGGAATTCACCATGAGTATCACGGATGCCAAGGACTTGCACGCCGACATAACCCGGTTACTTTTGGCATTGACCGAACTACAAACCCAGGTTGTTGCCCAAAAACAGGCAGAAGTAGTGGAAATTGAGATGCATGGTGGCAGTTTCTAAAAACTACCTAGTTTATGAATAAATAAAACTAGGAGTACCAATGAGCAGACCCAAACCCAAAGTCTTGGTTGAGCAGACTGACAAGCAAACTTACAAAACCGAACAGGTGCTAGATGCCACCGGCATCTATGCCGTGTTCTATGATTCCAAGCCCATCAACCTCAAAACTCAAAACATGTTGGTTCAGTATCCTGGTCCCAAGTACAAAAAGGTTTCATTCTCCAATCCAGGTCATGCCATTAACCTGGCTCGCAAACTCAACACACAGTTCAAGACCGATCGATTCTCTGTGGTCTTACTCACACAAGGCCAACAAATATTTCCCAGTGCGAGATAAGGCTGAACTTACTCGCCAACTCGTTGCTCAACTGCCAGAAGCGGCTCAGGTAGATTTTCGACAGGCCATGCGCACCTGGTGGGTCAATCTTAGACCAGGTGGTGGATTAAGACTTACTGAAACAGGTTACTTGGTGTTTGCTGGTGTGTTGGAATTGGAGCGATACATCTACACCATACCAGACCGACAGCAAGTTAATCTGGCCATGATCCTAAAACTTGACAAACAGTTACAGAGTCCGTACTATATAGAACTTGAGAAACGCCGAGCCAGGCGTATTGTGTTCTTTGACAGCAAAGAGGCAGTGATGGCCAACCTGTATGGCAGCCTTGATCAATTTTTGAATTTGTATAGATAATGGATGAACGGCCAGATTTAGAGAATGATCTCTACCACTGCAATTGGATGCCGCGCCGTGTTGAGCACGATGACTATGCTCAACTATTGTATGCTGCTCTGTGTAATAATCGATTCCAAAAACAACAAGTGTGGTCTGTGTTAAAGGGCGACACCTGGAGTTGTACCTGGCGATCAGCAGGTACCATTGTGGCTGAACTGCGTGGCGAAGGTGATTACATGGATTGGTATTTGTCAGGCAATGAAGGCATAGTGGCGGATATCATAGCAGAAGACCTTGAAAAGCTGGGTTGGCAGGTGGTAACTAATAAGTAGTTTTATTGCTGTATGAAGCGGATCCAAAGGCGAGCAAGACCCGGGTTCGACTCCCGGCAGGTCCACCAAGAGGGTTTAGATGTTGACAGATTGGAATGATAGTTTTCCACCACTTAACTTATGGAACTGGTCACAGTTCCGTACCTGGGAAGCACAACTAGATCTAAATCCTGTTGAGGGGCCTGAAATGGTATCGATTGGCGAGCGAGTAGACGAGTGGACAGCACGGTAGGCGATGACCGTAAATCAAGCAAAATCTATAAATGCAAATGATGACGCATTTTATGGAGACCTCAAGCTAGCC